CTGCACCGATATCGACTAATGGCTTTATAGGTAGAGGGAATGCACCCAGAAATACCCATTGATATTTGTGATATGTATCAAAGATGGCCTTAACAACATGGGCAAAGTCATCATTCTGACCTACTCTATTTTCGACATCAAAGTGTGCACCGGAGCCTGCATAAAGTATTCTCGGGTTATTTTGATGAGTATCATAATTTGAGCTTATTGTTCTTTCGTCATAAAAATGACCTAACCAAAACTTAGGAGGAAAATTTGGAATAACAGTGACGTTTTGATTGCCAGTTTTTCCTTTATAATAGTCTTTCATGAAATCACAAGTAACAGTAATTTCATCACACAAAGACATAATCTCTCTAGCGTTTTCTCTTATTTGTGGGTCGACAAAAGCTGATTTAAATTTATTATAATCCGGAATATCTTCATGAAAAACTAAATCGTCGATTTCATATATAATTCTAAATCCAACTTGCTTTGAAACTTCTTTCAAGAACTTTACAAATTGTAGCTGTGACGATGTTGCCTGGCGCTGAACTCTAACTACTTTTGTATTTACATAGTATCTTGGATCTAAAACCATAACCGTAGTACCATGAACACAAAATTCACCATAAGCATTACAAATATGTTCTGGCCATATCATTCTCCAGAACCCGCAACCTGAATAATCTGCGTAGTATTGTATTACTCTAGGGTTGGTGGTTTCTGGAGGTTGGGGTGATGTTGGTGCAATTGTAGGTTTGACTTGCTGCTGCTGTGCTAATGAGCCATTCAAATACGGTACACTTTGCATTAACGGAGAGACAAAAGGATTACCTGTAGCGATCATCTTTAATATATAACTCTATTATAGTAGATATCAACTACATAACCTTAAAAGGAATACGTGTTGTTATACCATTCTTTTTCTCTAGATATATCACCTCTCCATTACAAAGCTTTGTGCATTCTTTTCTATGGGAAATTATATAAATACCGAAATTATACAGATTAACCTGTTCGTTTAGTATGTTCAACACCAAATCTACACCGGTTTCATCTAAGCTTGTATCTAGTAACTCGTCATAAAATTGAATGTTATAGAATACGTTACCCTGTAACCTTAGCATATCTATAAACGCAAACATAGTAGCTAGGTCAATGACCTTTCTTTCCGCGCCACTATAATTAAAGTAACTGGTTACTTTGCCCTTTTCATTAACTATAGTTTCATCAAACAATTCGTTAAACGTTACTATTGCATTAGAATTTAGCTTCTTAAGATATATGTTTATTTTATTGTTAAAAAGCTTGAGTATCTTCTTTACGATGTAGCTCTTAACCCCTTCTTCACTCACAACAAACTTTGATACTTCTATTAAGCTCAGTACGTTTTGAAGTTTGTTTACTTTATCAGATACTTCAGATAATTTCTTTGTATTCTCTTCTATCAATGATTCAGAGTTTTCATCTGTAGCTTTAAGGTGATCAAAATCTTGTTGTAGCTGGGTTAAGAGCGTATCTATTTCAGTTAGTCTCTTCTTACTGCTCTCTAGCTTATGCGTGTTTAGATTATGTGAATTGATATTGCTATTACCCTTTTTAATTGCATCCATTATTTTAGTTTTCAATATATTAAGCTCTGAAACTTTGCTTTCGTTTAATTTAATTTCATTCTCAGATTCTAATATCTGCAATTTAAGCTTTTCTTTCTCCTCTTTAATTAGACCTTTATCATGTTCTGTTATAGGTCTCAGGCATACAGGGCAATTATGCTTGTCTGTACCTATTTTTGATGAAGACGCTATTGCAAATTCGTTTTTTGTTTCTAAAGATGCAATAGATTTAGAGTATTCTCTTAACTTTGAATCACAGTCTTCTAACTTAGTATTGAGCTTTGTTATGTTAGATTCTATCTCTGATACATTAATAGGGGTGTAATTATTGATAAATTGTGTAATAGATTCTTTTTCTTTGTGTAATTCTTTTTGTCTAATATTGAGCTGTGTTCTACGGTTCTCAAAATCTTTCTTAGTTTTTTCCTTCTGCTTAATAAGATTATCAAGCATGTTTTTGATTTCCTCTTCTCTAGCCAAATTAGCCTCCAATTCTTTTTTAGTTGTATTAAGCTCATCTCTAACCACGTTAAGCATCTTGCTGAATACTTCTAAATTGAATATACCTTCGATAAATTTTCTCTTTTCAATCTTTTTCTTGGCCATGAATGGCACGGTATTGTTTACTGTCATCACAACACAATTTTGAAATACTTCAGAATTACACTGTATAAGCTCTGAGATGAAGTTAGTAGTGTTTGAAATACTATCGCGTGTAATATCTATTTGATTTTGATACAACATACATTTACTTGGTTCTAATGTTCTTACAACCTCATATTCATCTATTTTCTTACCCACCCTGATAGTAAAAGTGAGGGATACTTCACAGGTTTTAGATGTTGAATAATTAATAATATGCTCTTTTTTTAGCTCTCTAATAGTGTCTCCAAATAGAGCAAAATGTAGTGCATCTGTTATGGTGCTTTTACCGACACCGTTTCTTCTATCTATTTGATCTCTGTTAATACCTGTAATAGCATTGAGACCTGGAGTAAAGGACACCTCCACAGTCTTATCACCTACACTAAGAAAGTTTTTTATCTTTAATGTATTAAAAATTACACTTTTCATTTACAATTGTTATAAATCGACACTGTATAATCGACAACTTCCTTCTTATTCTGTATATCTAACATATCAATAAATTCCGATATTGCTTGAGGTATGTTTACCCCGCTTAAATCTATTTTTTCTTGGCCTAAGTCAAATTTATCGAAGTTAGCAGAATGATCTACCGTAAATGTTGAGGGTTTGAACGAATTTAATTTAAGAGATAATTTATCTAAATCTGCAGAATCTATATTTCTATCTATTACAAGCTTTACAATATTTTTTTCAAATAATCTCTTACCTTTGTTTTCAAAATCTTCTATTTTTATAAGTTCAGATAATTTTATTTTTTTATGCCTGGGTGAAAAATTATTTTCTATAAAATCAAATGACATTGTTTTTAGATCTAATATATAAAACCCTTTTGTAGACTCTAGATCGCCGAAGTCCAGCTCAAAGGGACAGCCTACATAAAGAATTGTATTATTACCATATTTTCTTTCTTCTCTTAAATGAAAATGACCTGATACTATAAGTGATGAATGTTTAAACAGATCTTCTGGTTTTGTACCATGATCACATATCTTATATGTATTCATTTTAAAGCTCTCTATTTCAAAATGACCAAACACAATATCGCAGCTAGGTATATCGCCAATCTCTGTACCCCATGGAGCAAAAAACATCTCTCTACCACAGACCTGCATTAGTTTAGGTTCTTCAATAACTTCTATGTTCTTACGACCGTTGAATATACTAATGCTATTCACCTTGCTATTATGTCTAAAAAACGAATCATGATTACCTGCAATCATTATTAATCTAAAATCATCAAACAATTGTAAGATTTTTCCGGCATGATGCAGTGTATTGACATTTATCTCGCTTCTATTATGAAAGAAGTCTCCACAGAATATAATGTCAGTAATATTTCTGCTCTTTAGCTGAGCAGTATACCATTGAGCCCATTCTAGAGATATATCGTGCCAGGTCGAACTATTAGTATGAACGCCTAGATGAAGATCTGAAAAAATAGCTACTTTACAGTCTTTAAGCATTACTTTGATTATAGTGGCTATTATCTAAAGCTCCACTGCCACCAGAATCAGAACAAATCCTTACACCTGTTTCATCTTCATTTGCATTAATAAGATCATCATAATGTCTCTCCCTATAATCAACAATTAGCTGATGATACTTCTTTTCTTTCTTGATACGACTAATAAAGGCATGAAATGCTATTGTGGTAAAATAGCTGAACGGACTAAAGCCTTTGTCGAGATGAAACTTCTTATATTTTAATGCTTGGTACATCTTGACAACAGCGTCTCCAATCATTTCATCTCTATAGCTATAATTTATAAAATTAGGAGCAAAGGACAATCCATAAGCAATTCGTCTTATACTATCAGCTAGATACTCTGTCATTTCTCCATTCTTGTAATACTTTCTGATTGCATCTTCAAATTCTCTACTATTTACGTAGTGAGGTTTTTCTGACGCTTTTAGCTTTTTACCAGCTTTAGCACCATTCTTAAGACCTGTTTCAAGAGTCTGAAGTGCAACCTTTTCAAGCTGCAGTTCAGGTGGAAGCTCTACTACTTCCTTATTTTTCTTGGATTTCGGTGATTTTGTATGGGATGTTTTCTTGCTCATAAAGTGTTTGTCTTTTTATTTCATGCCTTCTACCGTAGGTAAGTTGGTCAGCAAAATCAAATATATGTAGTTTATTTTTATTCTCATGCAATCTTAGCCCTCTACCTATACTCTGAATTACTTTTACCTTAGCCTTACCACCAGCAACAAAGAAAATATAGTGCAGATTTTTAACATTAATACCAGTACTAAATATCTTACTAATAGCAACAGCTACTACATTGGATTCTGTCTCCATTAAGTTTTTTATTTTTTCTCTATCCTCCACTTCTACGCTACCCTGGATAAAGAATATTTTTTTACGAGAGGCATGTTCAGATAGATATTTATAGAGCGCCTCTCCATGTTTAATAAAGTCTACTAGAATTAGTACGTTATTTGTTGCATTATTAGCCAATGTACAAATGATGTTATTTCTGAATTTATTTTCAAATAAAAACTCTAATTCTGTTCTATATCGTTCAGTAGGATTCAAAGTCTCTACGTACTTAGGTTTATCTCTAAAAGAAAGCTCTAAAATATTGCATAGCACACTAGTTACATATTTTTCCTTTCTTAGATCGAAACTAGATTTTTCATATATTATAGGACCAATTTTACCTATTATATTCCATTGATCTAGTTTATTTTCAGGCATTGTACCTGTAAACCCAAATCTAATTGGTGTATTGATTTTCTTTAAAATTTTATTAATTTGATTGCCTCTTCTAGCTTTATGAATTTCATCAAACACTAAAACGTTAATTCCCTCAAGCCATGAAAGATCTGATTTTTCAGAAAGTATAATTCCTAAATTTGCTATAACTACATTAGCGTTAGTATCTAGTTTATCGGAACCAGTCCATTTACTGAAAAAGAACGGAACACCATATTGTGTGAAGTCTTTGAATGTTTGTGTAACTAGACCTAGATCAGGGACTATAAGTAAACATTTAAATTGTTTATTAAGTAAAAAGAAATTAGATAGTAACGATGCCATAACAAGAGTCTTACCGCCTGCAGTCGCTAAAACGGATAACCCTCTGCCTTTTTCAAGACATTGATAGACTATTTCCTTTTGATAATCTCTAAGTTTAAGCGATAAATTATCATAAGGTGTATTTGTAAAGCTAATATTATTTTTATATAGATGTGAGGGTATAACTTGAGATGCAAACTCTGTGGAAGTCTTTATGTCAGATTCTAGGCAATATTCATTCTTGACCAAAAATTTTATTATCTCGTAGAACAAGCAAGGATCAAACTGACCGGTAGGGGTGATAGCATAAGTTCTTGAAGGTATAAATCTACCTCTCATTCTAGCAAATCTAGCACCCTCATTAGGGACAGAAAAATGCTCTCTTATCTCTGAAAGGTGTTCGGTCTTGAGTACCCCCGTTCCTTTGTTCTTGTTGTATTCAAATAAAACCATTATGTCGTCTCCATCTTAATAATGTCTACCAAATTCTTAATATCAAATCCTATACCGTGCATAGTTTTTTCTACCTTCTCTAAAAATTCTACTATAATTTTCTTGTCACCTATTTGCTTCATTACTTCAATAACTGCTTCATGTTTTTCTGCTGTCTTTTCACATACTAGAGGTGTCAATCTAACAGGCGATTCTTTTCTAATTTCCTCGCTTATCTTACTAATTAATTGATCCTTCTCCTTATTAAGCTCATTGAGTGCAGCTTTTTCTTTCATTAATCTAGATACCCACTTGGCTTTTCTTGCAGGCAACATTAATGCATTCTCTTTTAAATTAAGTTCATCAAGAGCGACATCTGCGTCTAATTCGGATATATACTTCTCTAGAAGGCTCACGTCATAAATATAACATATACATTAGATAAATCAATAAATGAAAAGCTTTAAACAATATATTTTAGAATTAAATGTCGCTGGCGCTGGAGGTGTATTTGGAGATGCACCTAGTATGGGCCATGGAGGTGCTGTAGGTAATAAGGATTTTTATGCACCTGGTGATTCAAGAATACCGTTTGTTCTGGGTGCTAAAAAAATTAAAGGCAAGACCAACAAGACTAAATTTCCAATTCAACGTAGAACTTTATCAGGCATGTAGTTAAATATTAGATGGATTTAGGTCATTGGATTTTAGCCGATAATATTAAGATGGAAGAGCTTCCCTTTGGCTTTATATATGAAATTACAAACACTGTTAATAATAAAAAATATATAGGTAAAAAACAGTGCGTATCAAAAATAAAAAAAGCACCACTTAAAGGTAGAAAAAATAAAAGAATAACCGTAAAGGAATCTGATTGGAAGACATATACCAGCTCTTCTAATGAGCTTAACGAAGACATTATGAAGTTTGGAAAAGATAAATTTATTTTTAAAATATTAAAATTATGCGGAAGTAAGTGGGAATTGGGGTATTTTGAAATAAAAGAACAAATAGAGAAAGAAGCAATTTTAAGAGATAATTATTACAACGGTGTTCTAAACGTAAGAATAGGACGGCCGCCTAAATCTTTATTGAATTAGTAATATTTTATAATATAATAAATTTGTGAGAAACGTTTTGATGTTTAAAAACATTGAGCTTAGAGATTTATTGAGTAATTTTTACGAGCATGTTGAGCCTCAGATTATCTCTGACTCTCAAAAATATTCTCTACTAAGAAATGATTTAATTAATAAATTTGCTATATATAGATTTGTAGAGTTTTTAATAGCGGCTAAGTCTAAGAAAGTCAATAAAAAGCTAGCTTTCTTTATAGATAATACCAGGTTAAAGAAAGATTTACTGGGTAATAATTTAAAAGTTTATAAAAAACTTTGCGATATGTTAAATATAAAAATTATAGAAAAAAATCTTGATTTCGAAGAATATAGCGAACTTCTTAATAGTAGTACAGGTAAAGGCAAGGAGGAGAGATTACTATTGTTGCATAAATCCTTAGAACCCTGCAAGAGCAGTCCTTCGAAGTTTATGGAATTCCTGAACAAATACGGCATTCATAGGCTAGACTATAAAAATAACTCAATCAAGTTAGGTATCTTTTTAGCATAAATAACATATGAAGTTTGATACTCTTCTAGTTAAAGAATATAAAAAGCACAATTTAAATGTACCAGATAATTTCACATTTAAGGAAGACGTAGATACAGGTGCTGACATTAATCTTGCCACAGGAATTCCGGGAACGGAGAGACAAAAGGCTGAAGTTGCTGCGAATGTAGATAAGCGCTCAAAATTAAATTCCTTAATTTCCTCTACTCTTGATCTATTAATCAAGAAAGCTCAAGATAATCTTACTAAAACCAAGTCGCCTGCTTCTGCTGCCACATCCCCTACATCGCCTACTTCAGTTGCAACACCAACCACTATAAATCCAGTTTAATGAAATTTTATAATATTTTAAAAGAAAAATATATTGAATTAAACGAGCAAGTACCTGCAGATTTAAA